TCACTTACTGTTGAGGATAGCCACGATCAGATCGATCCCCTGAGCATGCCACCGCTGGATCGCCTTGTGATCGGCGCCCAGCAGCGAGGCGAGGCGGCGCCACGGGAACAGGTGCCTTTCGGTGGTCGGCGAGATCAGCGCCCGGGCGCCGACGATGCGGCGCAGGACGTAGCGGTCGCGGGGGATGCGGGGAATCCAGGCGAGTGCTTCGTCCATTTCGGTGATCTGGCGCGGGTCCGGGTAGGCCGGGCGGAGGCGGCCGGGGTCCCAGCCGTAGGATTCGACCGCGGTGCGGACGATGTCGATCGAACTGGTGCGCAGGCGGGTGGAGTAGCCGGTGTTGGGCAGGCAGAGCAGGGAGCGGCCGGCTTCCTCGAGGCGGCGGATGACGGTTGCGGCGTCGTATGCGCCATTCGCTGCGCCATTCCTTGCGCCATTCAGGGGGGAGCCCGGACGTACCGCGCCATGTTCCCCCGCCTTCGGCGGGTAACTGGGCGCGGTACGGGCCGGGTACGGATTTTGCCGCGCCATTGTCGCGCCATTCTGCAGGGTCATCGGGTCATCCTTTCGCTTGGGTCGGGCGCTTGGCGTCGATGACGCGCAGGCCGAGGCGGGTTTTGCGTTGGGTCGGGTGGCGGTATTCGGCTTCGACGAGCAGGCCGGAGCGGAGCCAGGCGGCGAGCACGCGGGCGGCTTCGTCGGGTTCGAAGCCGTGCTGTTCGACGAGCACCTGCCCCGCCCAGCGGCCGGCGGCGCGGCCGGTGCGGTGGGCGGAGAAGGCGGCGCCGTCGCCGTCGCCGGCGGCGATGCGGTCGAGCACGGCGTTGCAGTCGGCGATGGAGAGGCCGCGCAGGGGCGAGGGTGGTTTCCAGGGGACGATGGCGCCGACCTGGTCGCCGTTGGGGTAGTCCGGCGTGGCGTTGCCGAGGGCGACGGTTTCCAGGCGGTACCAGAGGGCGGATTCGCTTTTCGGTGCGAGATTGGACTTGGCGTCGTCGAGGCGGACGATGCGCCAGCGTTCGCGCTCGGGCACGCCGAGCGCCTGGGCCTCCTCGGCGGTCATCGGCGCCAGGATGCTGGCGGCGCGGGCGGCGTCGCTGAGCGATTTGGCGCCGCGCATGGCCTCCACCCCCTCGCCGGCGGCCTTGCGGACGTGGTGGACGAGGAGGATGGCGCAGTGCGCCTGGTGGGCGACTTCGGCCCAGGCGGTGGCGGCGGCGTCCATGTCGCCGTTGGCGTTTTCGTCCAGCGTGTGGCTTTTCACGAAGGGGTCGATGACGATCAGGCCGATTCCGGCGGCCTGGGCGGCGGCGATGAGGCCGGCGCGGTCGGGGTGCACGACGATTCCGGCGTCCGACGTGGCCATGGTGATGCGGCGGTCGCGGCCGGAGTGGAGATAGAGTCGTCCCGTCAGGTCCTCCGGCGCGAGGCGGTGCAGCGCCATCAGGGCGGCGACGCGGCGGTGCATCTCCTCCAGCGGGTCCTCCAGGTTGAGCACCCAGACCGGCACGGTGTGGTGCACGCGTTCGCCGAGCAGCGGGCGGCCGCTGGCCAGGCACAGCGCCTGGGCCAGCGCGAGCGCCGATTTGCCGACGCCGCCGGGGGCCGCGAGCACCGAGACGAAGCCGCGGATCAGCCGCGTGCCGTAGAGCCATTGCCGCGGGGGAATGGCGTCGGGCGGCGGCAGGTCGGCGGGGGCGGCGGCGAGCGGCGGCGGGGCGGCGCGGGCCTCCCATTGCTCCCAGAGGAGATTGGTTTCGCTCATACGCGTCCTCGCAGGGCTTGGGAGAGGGCTTCGTGCAGCAGGGTGCGGTGCTGGTCCGGCGGCAGGAGGCGCTCGGGGTCGGCGTCGCCGGCGGCGGCGAGCACCTGGGCCTTGGCGGCGCGGGCGGCGAGTGCGGCGCGGATGCTGCGGCTGACGGCGCGGGCGACGCGGGCGAGCTCTGCGGTGTGGGCGGATTCGGAGTCGTGCATGGCGTGGGCGATGCGCATGCGCAGGCCGGCGGGGTCGAGATGCGGGGCGCGGCGGTGGGCGGCTTCGGTGAGGGCCGGCAGCAGGTCGGCGGCGGTGATGCGGCCTTGGGCTGCGAGTCGGCCGGCGATGTCGGCGGCCCGGGCTTGCTGGGCGGGAATCATTGGCGGTACTCCTTCGAGTCGAGGGGCAGGTTCGGGTAGGCGGTGCCGGCGAACTGGGTGCCGGCGGTGATGGCGTCCCAGCTGATCGGGTGCCCGGCGCGCAGCGGGGCGTGCTGGGTGCGCCGCTGGGGGGCGATTCGGGCGTGGACGGGCAGTTGCAGGCGGGCGCCGATGGCGCGCCCGCGCATGCGCGCGGTGGAGCGGCTGATGCCGAGGCGGACGGCGATGGCGCGCCAGGAGGCGCCGCGGGCGCGGAGCGTGTGGACGGCGGTGTCGATCTGTTGGGACCAGGCGATTTGGGCGGGCATGACAGTACCTTCCGTTGGTATGACCAACAGTTAGCCCTCGTCACACTGAAAGTCAAGAATTCTGTCGTTTACCAGTTAGCCGACCTGACCTATGTTTCCCCCATGAACGACCAAGATGTCATGATCGGTATCCGGATCAGGGAAGCTCGCCAGGCGGCGGGCCTTACCCAAGCGCAACTTGCTGAATTGGTTGGCGTTTCTCGCAGCGCGGTGGCGCAATGGGAAACCGGCCGAACCGGGCAGGTAGGGACCAACCTCACGCGAATCGCGGCGTGCCTCGGCGTTCCCGCCGGGCATCTGCTGGAAGGATCGCGCACCGAGTCGTCGCCGATGGAAGGCACGGAAATGGCGCTGTTGCGCCTATATCGTGCGTGTTCCCATGATGATCGGGCATTTTTGTTGCGTACGGCGGTGCGTCTGGCGCGTCTGGCGGATGACGGGCGGATGGAAACCGTGCGGTCCGGCTCCTCCGGTGAGCGGCCGGAACGAATTCTCTGAGGCGGCCTGAAACAATCTTCACGTTTTCGTGAGATTAATTAATGCGCCGCCTTGGAATATTTTTGAATTGTGGCGCAGGGCCTTGTTCGGGAACGATATTGCTGCCGTGGCGGGCGAATTGCTGAAATTTTAGGCAGAAAAAAAATTTCGCATTTGTTCCCGCCGCCCGGCGGGCCCGCCGCCCCCGCCCCCCTATCGATTTTGTCATCCCGCGTAACATCGAAAGCCTTGCGTGCGGGTTGTGCGCTGCACTAAAAGATGTCCAGCAGCGCTCCACGCTATTTTGAGGTATGTCTCCTATGCCGAATGTTCTTGTCGCGGGTCCGTCGGTTGCCGGCGCTGGGGTTACGACGATCACGATCCCCTTCACGTCAGCCGCCAACGCTGCGGCGGCGCAGGCGGCTCTGGCGAATATCAACGCGGCGGTGAATTCCGGCCTGCTGATCCAGAGCGTGCTGAGCGGCAGCCAGACCATTCCCGGCGCCGTCACCTCGGGCAGCAACAACCTGTTCACGGGCGGCGTGGTGACCACCTCGGGCGCCTCCACCAGCGCCGGCACGACCCCGTCCCGCACGGCGGACTTCATCGTCGCGGCCTCGGTCGGCGGCGGCGGGTTGCCGGCGGCGACGCTGACCAACACGCAGGCCAACCTGATCGTCGCCGCCGGCCCCGGCGGGCTGGCGCTGACCAACCTGGCGTCCGGCGTGCAGGGCTTCTTCAGCGGTGGGTCGTCCTCCTACACCAACACCGCCGGCGCCTCGGCCAATCTCAGCGTTGACAGCGGCAGCCTCGCGGTGACCGACACCGTTTCGGGCGGCGCCATCAACGTCACCGCCTACGATTCGTCGACGACGACGTTCACCGGCACGGCCTCCTCCGTCACCGGCTACGCGCAGGCGGGCACGACCAGCTTCGTCAACAACATCGCGGCCGGCACCCCGGTCTCCGTGTTCGGCGCCACGGGCGCGAACATCGCCTATACCGGCGCGGCCGGCTCCAAGGGCTTCCTGAACGAGGCCGCCGGCGGCGCGATGTCGATCTCCTCGGCCGGCGCGGTGACCGCCTATGGCGGCTCCGGGCTGACCAGCGCGACGCTGACCGGCGCCGCGGCGGCCTATCTGCAGCTGCTTTCCGGCGGCATCAACCTGGTCGACAACGCGACCGGCAGTGCCACCCTAGTCGGAACCTCGGTGTCGGGCGCCGCCACGGTCGCCAGCGGCGCCGGCTCCAGCCTGTTCGTCGACTACAGCAAGGCGACCTCCGGCGTGTCGGTCAGTGCCGGCGGCGCCACCTCGCTGTTCAGCGGCAACGCCGCGGCGGCGGTGTCGATCACCGGCAGCGGCTCGGGCGTCTTCCAGCTCGGCGCCGCCACCGGCAACGTGGTCGTCGACAGCGCCACCGGCGTCGCGAACGTCTACGGCGCGGCGAGCGGCAGCACGAGTTTCACCGGCGCCGCCGGCAGCCAGGCCTTCGTCGACGCGGGCGGCGGCACGCTGGCGCTCACAACGGCGGGCAGCGCCACCGTGTTCGGCTCCGGCAGCACCAGCGTGGTCAGCGAGACGCTGACCGGCGCCGCCAGCGGCATCACCTTCCTGGCCGGCAAGGGCAACCTGATCAACGACCAGGCCAGCGGTTCGCTGGCAGTGAACGTCCAGTCCGGCTCCAGCGCCAACACGGTGATCGCGGGCGCCGGCACGTCGGTGTTCGTGAACGCCCAGAGCGGCGGCAGCGCCACCGTGGTCAACGCGGGCGCGATGACTTTGCTGGGCGCAACCTCCGGCGGGCTTTCCTACAGCACCACCGCGCTCGCCGGCGCCGGCCAGTCCTTCATCTTCGCGCAGGGCGCCGGCAACAGCATCACCAACCAAGGCACCAACCGGCAGAACGTCGTGCTGCAGACCGGCGCCACCTCCTTGACGGCGACGGGCACGGCGGGGTCCAAACTCATCCTGAGCGACGCGGCCGGTGGCGCGGTGTCGATCAACTCCGCCGGCGCGACGACGCTGAGCAGCGGCGTCGGGGCGACGATCTCCTATGGCGGCATTGCCGGCTCCACCCTGTTGTCCGACCTGTCCGCCGGCGGCGCGATGACGGTGTTCGGCGCCGGCGCCGCGACGGCGGTCGGCGGCACCAGCAGCAGCATCGTCTTCAACGGCAATACCGGCCTCACCGGCCTGATCGACAACTCGAAATCCAGCGGCACGCTGACCCTGGGCACCGGCGTGATCACCCTGGCCGGCGGCGCCGTGACGGCCTATGGCGGCTCGGGCGGCGTGACCGCCAACTTCGTGAACGGCTTCGTGCAGACCGCTTCCACCAGCTCGAAGGACGTCATCGGCACCGACACGCTGGCGGGCGCCTCCACCCTGATCGGCGCCGGTTCGTCCGACACGCTGGCCGGTTTCGGCGGGCGCAACACCTATGTTCTCTCCGGCGCCGGCAACAACTACATCTACGATCTCTCCGGCAACGCCACCTTCTCCGTAGGCGGCGTCGCCCTCGGCACGGACGCGGCGGTGCGGGCCGTGACCGAAGCCTCCGGCGCCGGCTATACCGGCGCGTTCTACCAGACCGCGGGCAACGGGTCGGACGTCATCCAGGCCTCGCTCTACGGCCGCAACACGTTCCAGCTCGGCGCGGCCAGCAACACCGTCACCGGCTCGCACGGCATCAACAACAACCTCGGCAACGACTATTTCGGCGCGGCCGGGAACATCAAGATCACCATCACTGACTTCGTGGCGGGCGTCGACGTGTTCTCGCTGAAGCAGACGGCGATCGCCGAGGGCCTCGCCTCGGTGTCGGTGACCGGCGGCAGCTCCAACACCTCCGGCACCGCCGCCTCGGTGACCCTGTCGGACGGCACGAGCATCACCTTCCAAGGCTTCAACCTGAACAACGGCGGCAACAGCACGACGCTGAACAGCAAAATCTTCGTCTGATCACCGCCGCGCCGCCGAACGAAATCAGCCCGCAGGACACGTCCCGCGGGCTTTTTCGTGCGCCATCATGTGCGAATTGGTGGTGCGGATGGAGCCGGAAGGCGAAGGCAAGCGAAAGGAAGGCAAGAATCTTCTTTTTGTGAAAGTGCGCCGGCGAAGGCGCCGCGCAGTGAAAAAGAAGCAAAAAAACTTTTTCTCCCCCCTGTGTCAACGCTGGGGCTCGCAGATTGAAACCCGACGGGACCAAGGTGGAAAAAGTTTTTTTGGTTCTTTTTTTTCAAAAAAAGAACTGCTTGCCTTCCTTCCACTTGCCTTAACCCCCCGTTAATCCTCCGGATACATACTAGGCGCGACATCCGCCGCAACCAGGGGCCACGTCATGAGGCAAGGCCCGATCTTGCGCACCAGCACGGCCGAGCCTTCGTAGCCGGCGGCGCGTTCGGCGTGGATCTTGTTCGGCGTCTGGATGAAGGGGACCACGAATTGTTCACCGTCGAGCGCGCGGGCGAGGATTTCGAAGCCGGTGTGGCGGTTGAACAGGCTGTCCCACGCGGTGTCGGAGTAGCGCCAGAAATCCCACGGCGCGTCGTGCATGCCGAGTGTCTGGTGGGTGTAGATCAGCGCGAGGCCGCCGCGTTTCAGCACATGGTTCATCTGTGTGGCGACCGCCCAGGGCATCATCAGGTGCTCGAACACGCTGACGGAGACGATGCCGTCGAAATGATCGGCGGGGAACAGCGCGGCCAGCGCGTGCGCGTCGCCGACGACGTCCACGCTGGGGTCGGGCAGCACGTCCAGCACGGTGTATTCGCCGACGTCGAACAGGTCCCGCCGTGCCAGGCCGCTGCGGGAGCGGCCGCCGATGTCGAGGATGCGGGCGCCCGGTTCGGCGTGCATCGCCGCCTGGAATCGGTGCAGCAGGTCGGGCGTCGCGTGGTTGCCGAGCCGTTCGGCGGCGAGGTCGGCGAGTTTGACGCGGTGTCGCCAGCCGTCGCGGGTGATGAATTCGAGCTCGGCCTGGTCGTCGAACCCTTCGGTGCTGCGCATCACCTGGAGGGTGAACCCCTTGTCGGGGCCGAGGGCGGCGACGCCTTCATGCGGCTGGGCCACGGCGGCGATCGCGGCGGTGACGCGGGGGTCGTGCAGGCGGACGTCCGCCAGCCCGTCGGTCGGGTGATGGAACCAGCCGGCGATGCGGATGGTGTTGAAGAATTTGGCGATATGGTCCGCCATGAACACGTAGCTGTCGGTCTGCACGTGTCAGGCGGCCTGTTCGAGCTTGCTGTGCCAGTCGGTGATGGCGACGGCGAGGCGGCGGGGGCGGGCGCTGGGGGGGATGGCGATGGTGGCGGCGCCGTCGGTCCAGCGCCAGCGCGAGTCGCCCTCGCCCTCCAGCAGGTGAAACCCCGGGCCGATGGCGGGGCCGGCGAGGTCGAGCGGCACGCCGTCCAGCACCAGCGCGGTGACGGCGACGCCGAAGCGGCGAGTGTCCTCCGAATTGCGCAGCCGGAAGCTGCGCGAGACCAGAACGATGGCGGAAGCGCCCGGCGGCACGCGGAAGCGGAAGGAGTCGGGCGACTCGGAGGCGATCATCCTGCCGTCCACCCGCAGCATCACGGTCTGCGCGCCGCTGGCGAGCGGATCGGGGATGTCGGCCCGTTCGGCGACGATCTCGCCGCGCGCCACGCGCCCGCGCAAGGCAAACAAGGCCGGGCCGGGCGGGATCGCGGCGGCGGCCAGCGGGGCGCCGGCGGGGCGGTGCAGCGCCAGCGGCAGCCCGTCCACAGTGGCGATGGCGTGCTGGGCGCATTGCAGGGTGAACCAGCGCCGCTCCGTGCTGTCGTTGGCGCGCAGCACGGTGCTGCCGTTCACCAGGGCGCCGACCGGGGCAAGCGCGCCCTGGGCGGCGTCGGGCGCGCGGAGATAGACGAGCTGCTCGGCGGCCAGCACGAGATCGCGGGAGGGATGCTCGGGGCCGAACGCGCCGGGCCGCACCAGAATGGCCCCCGGCGCCGGCGGTATTTCATGCACGGCAACGAGCGCGATGAGGCCGCCATGCGTCTGCACGAGGTCGCCGGGGCTGAGCGCGGCGACCGGCACCGGGCCTTCCGCGCCCTGGATATGGGCTCCTTCGGGGAAACTGCCGCTCTCGATCGTGGTGAATTGGGCCATGGCGGGGGGATACAGGATCGGGGGGGCGGGTGGAAGGCTAGGGGAGGAAGCAGTTCTTTTTTTGAAAAAAAAGAACCAAAAAAACTTTTCTCACCTTGGTCCCGTCGGGTGGCTACTGGGGGACCTCAGCGTTGTCATCGCGAAGGGACAAAAGTTTTTTTGGTTCTTTTTTTTCAAAAAAAGAACTGCTTGCTGCCTTCCTTAAACCGGCAGCAGCGTCACCTTGGCGACGCCGCGGTGAAGGATGCCGAGGGCTTCGGCGGCGCCGCGGGAGAGGTCGATGACGCGTTTGCGGGTTCCCGGGCGGTCGTTGATGGTGACAATCACGGAACGTCCGGTATCGGCGACGACGACGCGGACTTTGCTGCCGATGGGCAGGGTGGCGTGTGCGGCGGTGAGGCCTTTTTCGTCGTAACGGTCGCCGGCGGCGGTCACTTTGCCTTGCCAGCGTGCGCCGCCGTACCAGGAGGCGGTGCCGGACTGGGACCAGGCGGTTGGGTGGGCGATGGTTTGTGTGTAGGCGGGTGCGATGGTTTGGCGGGTGGGGCGTTTGCGGGCGGCGATGTGGCGGACGGGGGCGTGGCGGGTGGCGGCCGGGCGTGCGGCGGGTTCGCGCAGCGGGTCTGCCATGGCGTCGGACGTGATGGCCGAGGTTGCGAGGGCGGGGGCGGCGAGCATAAGGGACACAAAGACGCGCGGAAACGCGAGTCGGGCGCGACGGATCATAGGCAACTCCTCTCCTGGCGGACCATGGCCCTGGGATGCGGGCGTGTGGTCGGGCCGGACCGGGCCGGTGGGACCCGGTGTGGCGGACATGCGGATGTGCACGAAGCAAGGCGTGGGCGGATTTCCGCGTGGGCGAATCCCGGGTGCAGCATCGCATCGGCTGCCGCAGTCACAGCGGAAGCCGAACTGCATTCAGCCAAGACATGACGCGAAGATCAACCCCTATCGGCGCATTGGTTGTGCGATTTGTTGTGGGCGAATTCGGGCATAACTGTGGCGGGAATGGAGATCGTGTATTTACACTACAGTTTAACGTGTTGATTTTATGATGTTCTGGCGTTCCGAAGCGCGGTGTTTTCGCGCTAGGAATTTGGGCTGGAGCTTAGGGAGTGGGGCCGGGAGTCTGCCATGCGTAGCTTGTTTTCCTGGTATGCAATATTAATATTCCCACGTGCCCCGGAAAGGCGTGTAAGGTTTTCCATGATCGGATGAGTGTGTGTGCTCGGGGGCGAATCGCCTTCCCTAGGAATCGGCGGCTTGGCCGCAGGCGTAAAATCTGGTTTTGACGCTCTGTCAGCTATGCAGAGACAAAATTCCAGGTATGAGTAAATAATATTCCCACACGCCCCGGAAAGGCGTATAAGGTTCTTCAAGATCGGCGGCGTGTGTGTGGCGAAGGCAACCCGAACCCGGGGCGCCCGATGCCACCCCGGCCGCCTTTTCCATTTTTTGGGAGCGGACGTGGCCCGGGCAATCAAACGCGCGCAGGGACCGTCCGATCTCGTCGGATGGGCGCACCATGTGATGGCCGCCGAGGGCAAGACCCCCGCACGGCATCATATCAAGCTGCTGGAGAACCTGGCGGACGTCGCCGCCGGGCGCTGCGACCGCCTGATGGTGCTGATGCCGCCGGGCAGCGCGAAATCCACCTACGCCAGCCGCATCTTCCCGGCCTGGTGGCTGCTGCACAACGGCGGCGGCAATATCGTCGCCGCCAGCCACACCGCCGAACTCGCCGCCCATTTCGGCCGCCAGGTGCGCAACCTGCTGGCCGAACACGGCGACGGCGCGGCGCTGGCCCGCGACAGCCGCGCCGCCCACCGCTTCGCGACCGAGTCCGGCGGCGAATATTTCGCCACCGGCGTGCAAGGCCCGCTGACCGGGCGGCGTGCGGACCTCGCGCTGATCGACGATCCGATCAAAAGCTTCGCCATCGCCGACAGCTCGGCCGCCCGCGCGGCGATCTGGGACTGGTACCGCAGCGAACTGCTCACCCGCCTCAAGCCGGGCGGGCGGATCGTGCTGGTGATGACGCGCTGGCACGAAGACGACCTCGGCGGCCGCCTGGCCGCCTCCGACGACGGCTGGCGCATCCTGCGCCTGCCGGCCATTGCCGGATACAACGACCCCATCGGCCGCGCGCCGGGCGAGGCGCTGTGGCCGGAATGGGAGAATCTGGCGGCGCTGCAGCGGAAGCGGTCGAGCGCGGGGGCACGGGTGTGGGCCGCGCTCTACCAGCAGACCCCGGCGCCGGCGGAGGGCGCGCTGTTCATGGCCGATAAGCTTGTCGCCGTGGACAGCGCGCCGGCGAATTTGGATTGCGTCCGCGCCTGGGACCTCGCGGCAAGCGCCGCCACGGACGGACGCGATCCCGACTGGACGGTGGGCGTCAAGCTCGGCCGCGCGGCCGACGGGCGCTCCTACATCCTCGACATCGTCCGCCTGCGCGCAGGTCCCAACGACGTGGCCCAGACACTGATCGCCACAGCGGCGCGCGACGGACGAGCGGTGCGGATCGGCCTGCCCCAAGACCCGGGGCAGGCCGGGAAGCACCAGGTCGCCTGGCTCACCCAGCAACTCGCAGGCTTCCCGGTGGAAGCAAGCCCCGAGACCGGCAGCAAAACCGTCCGCGCCACCCCGGTGGCCGCCGCCATCGAAGCCGGAACCCTGCTGATGCAACGCGCCGCCTGGAACCAGCCCTTCGTCGAAGAACTCCGCAGCTTCCCCACCGGCGCGAAAGACGACCAGGTGGACGCACTCTCCCGCGGCTTCGCCATGCTGCGGACCAAGGCGGTGCCGCGGGCGCCGATCCGCATTCCGATGCGGATTTTCGCGCGGTAGGCCACGCGGCGTTTGCGTGGACACACCACATTGAATATTTTGCGAGAAGTCTCACCTGTTAAGGGGCGAAATACCCTTCAAATGGTATTTTCGCGCCGGGATGGCCGCGTTAGGATAACCCGATGATCGGAACCAGGAAACATGGCTAAGATGCGGATGCAAACACGCTGGGCAACCGCCGCGCTGCCGGCCGGCAGCTTCTTCGCCGGCTTCGTCGACGGCATGGCCGGATTCCTGCGGTTTTTCCAGCAAGGCGCACCTGCACGCCGGTGGCACCCGGTGAACGACGGGATCGCCGGCGACTGGAAAGCCGTCGGCGGCGATATCCGCACCGCACTGGCAACCTACCGCCGAGATGTCGGCAGGTAACCTGCCGGACAACCCGGACCCCGCGCCGGAACCGATGAAAAGGACGACGCTCAGCGTCGTCCGCGAAGAAGCCTATAGCGGCCCGCTGCCGCACCCCGACCACCTCAGCCGCTACGACGCCATCCTCCCCGGCGCCGCCGAACGCATCCTGCGGATGAGCGAAACCGAACAACGCCATCGCCACCGGCTGGATCGCACGTCGCTCCTGCTCGATTTCGCCTACGCCATCGCCGGCCAGGTGCTGGGCTTTGCCGTGGCGATCGGCATGCTGATCGGCGCCTACTACGCTGCCATGGCAGGCCACGAAGCCGTCGCCGGCGGCTTCCTCGCAGCCGGCGCCGCCAGCATGGTCACCGCCTTCATCAAAGGCCGCGCCTGGCTGGCGTCGGGTAGCGGGTCTGAAAGCAAGTAAGGCAAGCAGTTCTTTTTTTGAAAAAAAAGAACCAAAAAAACTTCTCTCCCCTCGCACCCGTCGGGTGGCGACGGCCGTGCTTCCGCGTTGACACAAGTAAACGGACAAAAGTTTTTTTGGTTCTTTTTTTTCAAAAAAAGAACTTCTTTCTCAAACCCCTAGACGGAGACAGCAATGTTCGGGACGCTCAGCGGCCTCGTGCCGAAGGATCGCGACTATCCCGAGCGGGTCTGGACGCTGGAGGTGATGCAGCGCGTGCTGGCGGGGACGTTGTACGACGCGTTGCCGTACGAGTTCCAGGATGAGCGGATGGGCTCGGGCGAGTATATTCCGTTGCGCATGCGCCGGCCTTCGGTGCGGTATCCGCTGGCGCGGATCGTGGTGGATGACAGCCTGTCGCTGGTGTTCGGCGAGGGGCATTTTCCGGCGCTGGACAGTGCGGACCGCACGGTGCGCCAGGTGCTTGGCGATATGGCGCGCGAGGCGCGGCTGAACCAGGTGATGCTGGAGGCCGGGCTGCGCGGCAGTGTCGGCAGCGTGGCGATCCTGCTGCGGGTGCTGCGCGGGCGGGTGTTTTTCCGTGTGCTGGAGACGCAGTTTCTGACGCCGGCCTGGGATGCCGGGGCGCCGGACGAGCTCGTTTCGGTGACCGAGAAATACAAGGTGCGCGGCGCCGTGCTGATCGGCCAGGGCTACGACGTGCCGGAGCCCAACGCGGATTACTGGTTCATGCGGCGCTGGGACCGCGAGCGCGAGGTGTGGTTCAAGCCGTGGCCGGTCTCCGGCGCGGGCAAGCCGGCGGTGGACGAAAAGCGCACGGTGCGCCACGGGCTCGGCTTCGTGCCGATCGTCTGGGTGCGCAACCTGCCGGGCGGCGACGACATCGACGGCGCCTGCACCTTCCGCCCCGCGGTCGAGACCTCCATCGAGATCGACTACCAGCTCTCGCAGGCCGGCCGCGGACTGAAATACTCCTCCGACCCGACGCTGCTGGTGCGCGAACCCGCGATGCCGGACGGCGACGTGATCAAAGGCGGCGGCAACGCGCTGGTGGTAGGCGAGGGCGGCGACGCCAAGCTGCTGCAGATCGACGGCCACGCGACATCCGCGGTGATCGAATATGTCCGCACGTTGCGCGAACTCGCGCTGGAAGGCGTGCACGGCAACCGGGCGAGTGCCGACCGCATCGCCGCCGCGCAATCCGGCCGCGCGCTGGAGCTGATGAACCAGGGTTTGATTTTCCTGGCCGACAATCTGCGGGTTTCCTACGGCGACGCGATGCTGCAACTGGCGCGCATGGTGCTGCGCGCCAGCGAGCGCTTCAGCCTCCGCCTGGCCGGCGCGGAAATCCCCGCGCTCGACATCCACGCACCGCTGAACCTCGTCTGGCCGCGCTGGTACGCGCCCTCCGCCGACGACCGCGCGAAGGACGCGCAGACCCTCAGCAAACTGGCACAGGCCGGGCAGATCAGCCGCGAAACCGCGGTGAAATCCATCGCCGGGACCTACGACATCGACGATGTGGGCGCCGAACTCGCCCGCATCGCCGCAGAGGCCGCATCGGGCGGCGCAGCATCGGAGCGTGTGAATGACACTGACCTTGACGCCGGCTGACCCGGCAACCGCCGAAAACCGCGTGGCGGAGCTGGAACGACGCCTGGCCGAACATCAGGCCCAGGCCGAACAGCGCATCCTGCGCGCCGAACTGAAAAGCGAGGCGATCCGCGCCGGCATGGTGGACCTCGACGGCATCAAACTCGCCGACCTCTCCAGCGTGAAACTTGACCCCGCCGGCGATGTGACCGGCGCCGCCGACGCCATCAAGGCCCTGCGCAAAACCAAGCCCTGGCTGTTCGGCGGCGGCAACTCCTCACACCCCGCCGGCGCGCCGCCGGCCCATACGCCGGAAGTCAAGAAAGCCACGGAGATGACCTACGACGAATGGCAAGCCGCGCGGCGTGAGCTTTTGCGGCAGCGGTAAGGAAGGAAGCAAGCAGTTCTTTTTTTGAAAAAAAGAACCAAAAAAACTTTTGTCCCTCCCGGGTTTCAACGCCGAGGCATCCACGTCGCCACCCGACGGGTCCAAGGGGATAAAAGTTTTTTGCTTCTCCCGGTCATCAACGGATCAAGCCACTTCGCTTGATCCGATAAAGATGATCGGCAGGTAAGCTTCAAAAAAGAAGAGTCTTTCTTCCTTCGACTTCTTCCCACGCAACAGGCGGCCCCAAGGGTCGCCTGTTTTGCGTTTGGGCAACCCAATGCATGAGGACGCACCATGCCTATTTCGAATTTTCCGGCCGCGTTGCAGCCGATCATCCAGCAGGGTTTTCTGGAGCGCGAGTTCCAGCAGGCGCTGACCAGCCGTTTGGGGTTCCGTGCGGTGGCGGATCGCGTTGAGGTGGCGATCGGCGTCGGTGAGACCGTCACCAAGACGCGCGTCGGCTTGAAGCCGGCGGTGACCTCGCCGACATCGCCGTCGACCAACACCAACCTGGACAACGGGCTGGTTTCGACGAACTTCAATGTCGAGCAGTACACGCTCAGCATCAACCACTACGCGGCGACCACCGATCTCAACATGGTGACGTCGCGCGTCGGCATCGCCAACCAGTTCGTGCAGAACGCCTATATCAACGGCGAGCAGGCCGCGCGCAGCCTGGACGAGCTGGCGCGCAACGCGCTGTATGCGGCGTATTTCGGCGGCAACACCCGCGTCAAGGCGGCGCTGACGGCGCCCTCCACGACGGTTGCGGTGGATGACGTGCGCGGCTTCCAGAACGTCTTCGTCAACGGCGTGCAGCAGGCGGTCGGCTCGGCGACCCTGCCGGTCCAGGTCGGCTCGACCACCTACACGCTGATCGGCGTGTCGGTGGATGCCCCCAGCACCTCCAGCGTCCAGGCGCTTGGCGGACTCTCGGGCACGCTGACCTTCTCCACCGCCGTCAGCACCGCCGACGGCGCGGCCGGCAACACGGTGACGGCGCTGACCGCCAGCACCATCGTCCGGCCGAATGCGCGCGCCAACACCAGCCAGCTGGCGACCGGCGACACGCTGACCATGGCGACCCTGCTGAACGGCGTGGCCACGCTGCGGCAGAACGCGGTGCCGGAAATCGACGGCGCGTTCAACTGCTACCTCGACCCCGTCTCCGCCCGCCAGCTGTTCGCCGACAACGACTTCCGCCAGCTGTTCCAGGGGGCGACCAGCGCCAACCAGGTGTTCCAGCGCGGCATGGTCAACGACTTCCTCGGCCTGCGCTTCATCCCGACCACCGAGGCCATCGTTCAGCCGCTCGGCAACGGCCAATATGTCCGCCGCCCGATCATCTGCGGCAAAGGCGCGCTGATCGAGGGCGACTACGCCGGCATGGCGGCCTCCGACACCGGGCCGGGCGACAGCATCATCTCCATCGTGGACGGCGTCGCCATGGTGACCCGCGAGCCGATCGACCGGCTGCAGCAGATCATCGCGCAAAGCTGGTACTGGATCGGCGGCTTCGTCGCCCCGAGCGACACCACCACCACCTCCGCCACCGTCGGCACGGCCACCAACGCCGCCTACAAGCGCGCGGTGATGATCGAGCACATTGGTTAAGGAAGGAAGCAGTCCTTTTTTTGAAAAAAAAGAACCAAAAAAACTTTTGTCCATTTGGCGCGCGCTGGATGCAACGCGCGCTCCAGTGGACAAAAGTTTTTGGGTCCCTTTTTTCAAAAAGGGACTGCTTGCTTGCCTTGCCTTCAAGAACGCAAGGAGACGCGCATGGCGTTCAGCGAAGCGGAGCGGACGGAGATCCGGCGGTTTTGCGGTTATCCGGCCTATGGATCGGGCACCGCGGGGTATCAGGGCTGGCGGTATTACCAGGCCTATGGGCTGATGGAATTCCGCCTGTCGCACATGACCGGCAGCGAGGAGACCGTGGCGCGCAAATACATCGCCGCGCTGGAGACGCTGGAGTCGGCGCTGGCCGGCGCCGGCGAGACGCTGGACACCGCGGTGGCCGCCGTCTGGACCCGCAATCCGAAGGAGATCGCGGACCGGACGCGGCTGTTCGACGACTGGAGGCGCCGGCTGTGCGGCTTCCTGGGCCTGCCCGCCGGGCCGGACCTGGGCGAGCGCGGCTTGCGGCTGGTGGTCTGATGGCAGCGCTCGCACGCGCCGCGCGGATCGAGGACATGGTGCGCCGTGGCCTCGGCCGTGCCGCCATCGTGCTCGGCCCGGTCGCCGAGGTCTATCGCCCGGCGTCGGTGAACCTGGCGCCGCTCAGCCTGTCCAACCTGGTGCTGCGCATGCCCGCGGCCTTCGCGCCGCATGGCGGCTCCTGGGCCAAGCCGCAAGGCTACGGCCAGGCGCTGTGGGACGGGCTGTTCGACGGCGCCTACACGCGCCCGGGCGACTACATCGTCCGCAAGGAAAGCAGCACCGGCGCCGGCGACGGCGGCATCTGGTTCATCGCCGCCCAACAGAAACTGCTGCCGCCGCTCTGCGTGCGCGCCAGCCGCGTGGTGACCTTCACCCGCACGGCGCCCGCGGCCACCGCCGGCGTCAACGGCTACGGCGGCGTCACCACCCAGCCACGCACCACCGTGGTATCCGCCTGGCCCGCCAGCGTGCTGGATTCCGGCGTGGGCGGGAAATACCAGGCCGACCTGCCAACCGACACGTCGCTCGGCGACTGGTCCGTGCTGATGCCCGCCGTGCCCGCGGCCGTGCTGCGCGCCGGCGACTTCATGGCCGACGACCTCGGCCGCTCCGGCGTGGTGGCGGCGGCGGAATTGTCGGAGCTCGGCTGGCGTTTGAACGTGAAGCAGGCGGCCACGTAAGTCAGCAAGCAGTTCTTTTTTTGAATAGTGCGACGGCGAAGGCGCCGCGCAGGGAAAAAGAACCAAAAAAACTTTTACCCGCTTGGGCCCGTCGGGTGGCGATGTGCGTGCTCCGGCGTTGACGCTTGCAAATGGAGATAAGTTTTTTTGGTTCTTTTTTTCAAAAAAAGAACTGCTTGCTTCACTTTCCAGGAGGCGCCCCCGAAATGGCGGATCAATCGGATGTCGAGAACGCGCTGACGTCGGCGATAGCGGCGGCGTTGTATCCGAACGGGTCGGGTGGCGAGAGTGCCATCGGGTCGACGTGCCGGATTTACCGTGGCTGGCCGAATGCGACGGCGTTGGATGTTGATCTGGCGGCCGGGCGCGTGAATGTCACGGTGTTTCCGGACGCGGCGCGGCAGCACAACACGACGCGGTGGACGGATGAGTATGTGGCGCAGCCTGCGGTGACGCCGGGGCTGGACGTGCTGGTGGCGGGCGATACGGCGACGGTGTTCGGCACATCAGGGGCCGGCATGCTCGTGGGTTTGCAGGTGGATACGTCTTCGGTGGTGTATCGCACGCAGGCCGGCGACACGCCGGAGCTGGTGGCGGCGGTGCTGGCCGGCAAGCTGATGGCGTTGGGGCGGTTTGCGGTGGCCAACGGGGCGACCGTGACGATCCCGGGCGTTGGCTATCTGCTGGGGCGGGTGACGGCCGATCAGCCGGCGATGCGCGAGACCAAGCGTCAGAGCCAGGGTTTCCGCATCACGCTGTGGTGTCCGGACCCGACCACGCGCGACGCCGCGGGTGCGGTGGTGGACACCGCCTTGTCGGCGATCGATTTCCTGCCTTTGGCGGACGGCACGGGCGGGCGGCTGCGCTTTGCCTCCTCGGTGCTGTTCGACCAGAGCCTGGACGCGCGGCTCTACCGGCGGGACCTGCTGTATCACGTGGAGTACGCCACCACGATCGTGGACGAACTGCCTTCGATGATCTTCGGCGTGACGGACATCGCGGCGAATGGCAACGACGTTCGCGACGGCTTGCTGAGCTAGATCAGTCCAGCCCGCATCTACAAAAAAGGGAAATCTATGAACATCCAGCTTGTGGTGGTGGCCGCGTTCGGCACGCATGTGCGTGGCGACGTGATCACCGATGCCGTGCAGATCGCGGCGATTCTGGCGAGCGAGAACGCCACGCGCGTCGTGCGTGTGTTGAAGGGGAGCTGAGCCATGCCGGTTGTACAGCAGGGCGCGATCAACACGACCGCGCTGGTGGTTCCCGATCTGTATGTGCAGATCGTGCCGCCGCAGAATCTGGTGCTGAACGGCGTGCCGACCAATGTGGTCGGCATGGTCGGCACCGCCAGCTGGGGCCCGGTGGGCCAGCCGACCATCGTGGCGACGATGGCGGATTACGCGGCGAATTTCGGCCCGGTCATGGCCCGCAAGTTCGACATGGGCACCCAGGTGGCCACCGCCGTGCAGCAGGGCGCGGCCAATTTCCGCTGCGTGCGCGTCACCGACGGGACGGACACGGCGGCCGCCTTCCAGATCCCGAACACATCCTTCGTGTTCACCGCGCTCTACACCGGCTCGCTGGGCAACAGCATCGCGGTGGCGCTGACGCCGGCGGGCAAGGCCGGCTGCTGGCGCCTGACCGTGACCCTGCCGGGCCAGCGGCCGGAAGTGTTCGACAATGTCGGCGGCACCGGGGCGGCGTTCTGGCAGGCGCTGGCGGACGCGGTGAACAAGGGGCAGGGCGCGCAGCGCGGGCCGAGCCAGCTGGTGGTCGCCACCACCGGCGGCACCTCGGCGACCCCCAGCGCCTTCGCCTGGACGTTCTCCGGCGGCGTCAGCGGCACCGACGGGGTCACCAACGTCAACGGCGGCTGGCTGGTGGGCCAGGACGTGCCGCCGCGCTCGGGCATGTATGCGCTGCGCGGCCTCGGCTGCTCGATCGGCGTGCTGTCCGACCAGGACGACCCGTCCTACTGGACCGCGCAGGCGCAGTTCGGCCTGGCCGAAGGCGTCTACATGATCCTGGCGGGCCCGGCCGGCGACAACATCGGCAACGCGGTGAACACCAAGCAGAACTACGGGCTGGACTCCTACGCCTGCAAGCTGATGTTCGGCGACTGGATCTGGTGGAACGACCAGACCAACATGACGCAGCGCGTGGTCTCGCCGCAGGGCTTCGTGGCCGGGCGCCTGGCCAACCTCTCGCCGGAACAGTCCAGCCTGAACAAGCCGCTCTACGGCGTGATCGGCAGCCAGAAATCCGGCATGCCCGGCGCCGGCGGCACCACCACCTATTCCTCGGCCGAACTCGCCGCCCTGCTCGCCGCGGGCATCGACGTGATCGCCAACCCGCAACCCGCCGGCAGCTTCTGGGGCGTGCGCGGCGGGCACAACTCGTCGACCAACTCCGGCACCAACGGCGACAACTACACGCGGCTCACCAACTTCATCGCCGCCTCGCTGTCGGCCGGGATGGGCCAGTATGTCGGCCAGGTGGTCAACGCCAACCTGTTCCGCCGCATCCGCGCCACGCTGATGAGCTTCCTGCAGAACATGCTCGGCCAAGGCCTGCTGGGCAGCACCGACGGCACACTGCCGTTCAACGTGATCTGCGACACCTCGAACAACCCGCTCAGCCGCACCGGCCTCGGCTACGTCCAGGCCGACGCGCAAATCCAATACCAGGCGATCGTGGAGAAATTCATCGTCAACCTGGAAGGCGGCCAAACCGTGCAAGTGCAGCGCCAGACCTTGCCGAATACGGCTGGGGCTTTGGCGGCTTAAGGAAGCAAGGCCGGGGGACTTTGTCCCCCTGGACCCCCTAGCAGGGGCCCAGCCCCTGCACCTGAATATTTTGAGGTCCAGGGGCTCGGCCCCTGGTGGGGGTCCAGGGGGCGAAGCCCCTTGGCCTTTCTTACCTTCCTTTCTGAAAACCGAGGAAATCACTCAATGTCAGTGAACACGTTCTCCGTCGGCCGCGATTGCCAGCTGGTCGTCATGGGCCCCTATGGGCGGATTGATTTGTCGCATGTCACCGGCTTCGAGAGTCGGCAGATGCCGGCGGCGGTGCGGGTGGATCGCATCGACGGCACGCAGTTGGCGGCCGAGTTGCCGAAGGGCTGGGAGGGGGCGTTCGAGTTGGAGCGCGGCTCTTCCGCGGTGGATGATTTCATCGCGCGCATGGAGGCGGCGTTCCATGCCGGCACGCAGGCGGGCACTGGCACGCTGTATCAGTACGTGTCGGAGACCGATGGGTCGACCAGCACGTATCAGTATGACGGTGTGGTGTTCCGGCTGAGCCAGGCGGGGCATTGGCGGGGCGATGCGCCAGTGAAGCAGCGGCTGGAGTTCTTTGCCGCGGCGCGGCGGCGCGTCTGATGTCGGAGAGCGCGGTGGTGGATGCCGACGGGCGGCGGATTGCGCTGCGGCGGTTGAATGCCTTGGACAAGCTGCGGCTGTTCGAGGCGGCGGGGCCGGAGCTGTCGCGCAACGACCGTTGGCTGGGCATGGCGGCGTTGGCCGCCAGTGTGACGGCGATCGACGACGTGCCGATTCCGGTGCCCAACAGCAAGGCGGCGATCGAGGGCGTGATCCGGCGGCTGGGCGATGCCGGGATTGCCGCGGTGGCCGGCGCGGTGGCGGCGGAGCCGGATGCGGCGACGACGCGGGCCGTCGCGGGAAACTGAGCGGGCACCCCGATCTGCTGGATCCTTTGTATCTGGTGATGAACGGGGTGCCGTTCGATGTGGCGTTCAGCCTGTCGCCGGCGATGCGCCTGGCGATGATTGTCGCGATCGGCACGCTGAAGGGCGAGCAATTCGACTGGGAGAGCATGCAATGGATCGCACGATAAGGCGGCTGGCGGCGCTGCGCGGCGTGGCCGAGGCGGCTTTGCACGCGCGGGCGGCGGCGCTTGGCGGCGCGGTGCGCACGGACGACGCGGGCATCGTCGTCGTCTGGGGCGGCGAGCGGCATGCGGCCGAGTTCGGCACGCCCGGGCGCGCGCCGCGCCCGGTGCTGGCGCCGGCGGCGGCCCAGGCGGCGCGGGACGTGGCGGAGCATCTGGCGCAACATCTGGGAGAGCGGTGATGGACGAAGCCTATGCCGTCGGCGTGCGCCTGGTGCTGGATGACGCGGTGACGCCCGCGCTCGCCAAGCTGGAACGCCAGCTTGGCGCGTTCGATGCCGGGATGGCGGCGCGCGTGGCGCATGTGCCGCAGCCCAAGGCGGCGGACAAGCCGGTTGCCGTGGCGCCGGCGAGCGTGCCGGCGCCGGACGCGCCTCTGCCGCCGCCGCGCGCGGTGGGCGAGGCGCCTCTGCCGCGTGCCGCAGCGCCGCTGCCGCGCGAGGCCAAGGCGAGCGAGACGGTGCGCACCATCCGCGAGACCGCCCCCGCGCCGGCGCCGGTGACGCGCCTTGCCTTCGCGCCGGTCTCCGCCGCGGCTCAGCGCAAGCCGGTGGACTACGCGCACTTCGCCCCCACCCCGGCGCCCCAGCCGGCCGAACCGATCCAGCTGCCGCGCGCGCCGGGGCCGATGTCCCTGCCCGGCTGGGCCGATACGCCCCAGACCGCCCCCGCGGAACCCTCGCCGCCCGCCGCAGCACCGGCGCCGCCGGCATGGCCGTCCTTCGCCAGTGCCGCGCCGCCGGCCGCCCCCGTCGCGCCGATCCCGACAGCCCCACGCGCGCAACCACCCGAGCGCACCCTGCCAACCTCCGCCAGCGACCAGCAGACCGACGCAGCGCCCGCCCCCACCCCCATCGGCGGCGACGTGATCCTGGACGGCATGCGCGTCGGCCGCTGGCTGGCGCGCGAGCTCGGGCGGCAGGCCGACATGCCGCAAACCTCCACCACCTTCTTCGACCCCCGCGCCGGCGCCACCTGGCCCGGCACACTGCAAGGCGAGGCCGCACGATGAGCAACTACCTCCTCGTCGGCCCCCTGCTGCTGCAAGGCTTCGAACTGCCGCAATCCATCCAATGGGGCGGCGCCCAACGCGTCGCCATCCACCGCCTGCCCGGCGGCCGCCGCGTGCTGGACAGCATGGGCCGCGACGACCGCGAAATCGCCTGGAACGGCATCTTCACCGGCGACGACGGCGCGCTCCGCGCCCGGCTGATGGACCTGATGCGCGCCGAAGGCACCATCCTGCCCCTGGCGTGGGACACGTTCTTCTACTCGGTCGTCGTCTCCCGCTTCGAAGCCTCCTTCGAACGCGCCAACTGGATTCCCTACCGCATCGCCTGCACCGTGCTGCGCGACGAAGCCGAAGGCCTGCTGGAAGACGCCGTCTCGCTCGCCACCAGCATCGCCGGCGACCTCGGCACCGCCGACGACATCGCCCCCGGCCTCGACCTCGCCAGCCTCAACCTCGGCATCGCCAGCACCACACTGGCCACCGCCGACCCGACCACCGCCCCGGGCCTGCTCACCACCCGCGACACCACCGGCAGCCTCGCCCAACAAGCCATCGCCCGCGGCTACGCGCAACGCGCGGCTGCGAATTCGGCGGCGGATAGAGGGTAAGCAAGCAGTTCTTTTTTTGAAAAAAAAGAACCAAAAAAACTTTTGTCCATTTGCGCGCGTCAACGCATCGGCACGCACGTCGCCACCCGACGGACCCAAGGTGAGAAAAGTTTTTTTGGTTCTTTTTTTTCAAAAAAGAACCGCTTTCTTCCTTTCGGAGCGGCCCCCATGCGCAGCATCACCACCACAAGCGACACGCTCTTCGCCGTCGCCGCCCGCGAGCTTGGCGATGCGACGCAGTGGATCCGCATTGCGAAGCTCAACCGGCTGACGGACCCGATGCTGCGGGGGGTGGTCACGCTGAACCTGCCGCCGGTGGACCCGAATGCGGGAGGCGGCATTGCTGTTTGATCTTGCCGCCGTGCGGGCGCCGCGGCTGCGCCTGGTGGTGAACGGCTCCACGATCGCCAGCGTGGTGACGGCGGAGCTGGTCAGCAACAACCATTACGCCGCCGACCGGTTTCATGTGCAGCTTGCGTTGGGCGATGCCCAGCCGGCGCCGTGGGCGGCGACGGATGATATGGAGGCCACGCTTGATCTGTCGCTGGATGGCGGGTTGTCCTGGACCACGGTGATCGACGGCATCGTCGACAGTGTGGATATCGACCCGCTGGCGCGCACGGTGACCTTGGCCGGGCGGGACCGCACGGCGCTGCTGATCGAGGCGCGCACGCAGGAGACGTTCGCCAACCGCCGCGCCAGCGAGATCGCCGAGCTGCTGGCGGCGCGGCACGGGCTGACGCCGGATGTGGCGCCGACCACGGAGCTCGTCGGGCGCTATTGGCAGGACGAACATGACCGCATCACGCTCGGCGAGTTCGCCCATGCCATCACGGAGTGGGACCTGCTGGTGACGCTGGCGCGGCGCGAGGGGTTCGATGTGTGGGTGAGCGGCCGCACGCTGCATTTCCGCCCGCCGCAGACAGCACCCACAGCCGCCGCCGTGCTGCGGCCGGCGCCGATGACCGGAGGACCAGCCAACGTGACATCGCTGCAACTGCGCCGCGCGCTCACCTTCGCGCGGGACATCGAGGTGGTGGTGAAAAGCTGGAACGCGCATCACCAGGCGGCGTTCACGCAGACCGCACGGGCGCGCCGCAAGCGCGGCGCCGCCGGCATCGGGCGCGGGCAGACGGCGCAGATGCAACGCTACGTCTATATCATTCCGAACCTGACACCGGACGCCGCCCTCAAACTTGCGCAGGCCAAGCTCGCCGAACTCAGCCGCAACGAGCGCGTCATCAGCGCGGAAATGCCCGGCGAACTCACCCTGGCGCCGCGCATGATGATGCGCCTGGAAGGCACGTTCACGGATTTCGACCAGACCTACTGGATCGACGAAATCGAACGGCACATCGACATCACGCACGGCTTCACCCAGCGCCTGAGCGCGCGCAACACCGAAGTCGGCAGCCAGGCCACCGGCCCGACCGACGCCGTGGACCTCAGCGCATGAACCGCTTCCTCAACGTGATGAAAGCCCATGCCGCGGCACTCGACCGCAGCCAGGGCCAGCCGCGCTTCGGCACCGTCACCAGCGTCGATCCCTCCCGCCATGTCGCGCGCGTCACGCTGCAACCCGAAGGCGTGCTGACCGGCTGGCTGCCCGTGCTGTCGCCCTGGGTGGGCGCCGGCTGGGGCATGGCCAGCCTGCCGGCGCCGGGCATGCAGGTGCTCGTGCTGCCGCAGGAAGGCGACGCGGAACAAGGCGTCATCGCCGGCGCCGCCTTCTCGCAAGCCACACCACCCCCGGCCGCGCCGGTGGGCGAACTCTGGCTGGTGCACCAGAGCGGCTCCAGCCTGAAGCTCACCAACGACGGCACCATCCACATCCAAGGCAACGTGGTGGTGAACGGCACGCTCACCGCCACCGACCTGCTGGACGGCGTCGGCACCCTCTCGCGGCTGCGCACGCATTACAACGAGCATACGCATCCGGGGCAGGTCAGCGTGCTGCCTAGTCCGCAGGATTAAGGAAGGCCAAGGGGACTTTGTCCCCCTGGACCTCTTACTTCAGGTCGTCGCGGGTCAAGGGGGCCGCGCCCCCTTGCGGGTCGTCATGCGAAGCATGCCAGGGGCATGACGGCAGAGCCCTGGCCCTACTTCCTTTCTGGAGCACACTAAAATGGCCGACCTAAACCACGCCTTCGGCGCCGACATCGGCGTGGGCATGACCGGCGATCTCGGGATCGTTTCGGGCGCTGAGCTCGGCCGGCAGCGTGTGCTGCGGCGGTTGTTGACCAACCCCGGGGATTACATCTGGCAGCCGGGTTACGGCGCGGGGCTGGGCCGTTTTGTCGGCCAGCCCGCGTCGGCGGCGCGGATCAGGGCCGTGGTGCGGGGGCAGATTTTCAAGGAGGCCGCGGTGGCGCGCGATCCTGAGCCGGTGGTGGATGTGGAGGTGCATACCGATGGCGTGACGGTGGTTCGGCTGCGGTATGCGGACGCGACGACCGGGGCGAGCCAGGTTCTTACTTTCAATGTCGGGGAGGGTTGAGCCGTGCAATTGCCGTTACGCAATTTTGCTCAGCTTGTGTCGGACGCCGCGGCGTCCGTGCAGGGCGGCGCGAAGGCGTTGGTGGACCTCTCGGTGGGCAGCGTGCTGCGCGCGGTGTTGGAGGCCAATGCCGCGGTGGCGCTGTGGCTGCAATGGATTGCCGTGCAGGTGCTGGCGGCATCGCGGGCGGCGACCAGCGAGGGCGCCGATCTGGATGCCTGGATGGCCGATTTCGCCCTGGCGCGGCTGCCGGCGGTGGCGGCGCAGGGCGTGGTGACGTTCGCGCGCTACGTGCCGGCGGCGACCGCGTTCGTGCCGGTGGGCACGCTGGTGCGCACCGCCGACGGCCAGCAGGGTTTCCTGGTGCAGGCCGACCCGACGAACGGCGCGTGGGACCCGGTGATGCTCGGCTATGTGTTGCAGGCCGGCGTTGCCTCGATGGACGTGCCGGTGTCCTGCGACACGCCGGGGGCTGCGGGCAATGTGCAGCAATTCGCGGTGACGCTGCTGGCCTCGGCGATCCCCGGCGTGGACACGGTAAGCAACGCCAACGACATCGGCGGCGGGCTGGACGCCGAGCCCGACGACGCGCTGCGGGCGCGCTTCCGCAACTGGCTGGCCAGCCGGTCGCGCGCCACGCCGCTCGCCGTGCTGACGGCGGTGCAGAGCGTGCAGCAGGGCTTGCAGGCGGTGGTGCTGGAGAACAGCCTGCCCAACGGCACGCCGCGGATGGGCACGTTCACCGTTGTGGTGGATGACGGCACCGGCGCGCCGCCGGCGGCGCTGCTGGCGCTGGTGAGCCAGGCGGTGGATGCCGTGCGCCCCGCCGGATCGGCCTTCACCGTGCAGCCGCCGGCGGTTGCCACCGTGGCGGTGCAGATGACCATCGTGACGGTTGCCGGCGCGTCGCACCTGGCGGCGACGCAGGCGGTGGCGTCGGCGATCACCAGTTGGATCAACGCCCTGCCGATCGGCGCCATGCTGCCCTACGCGCGGCTCACCCAGCTGGCGTTCCAGGCCAGCGCCGATGTGCTGAATGTCGGCGCGGTGACGCTGAACGGCGGCACGGCGGACATCGATCCGGGGCCTGCCGGCGTGGTGAAAATCAACGCCATCGGGGTGGCGTAATGGAAACCGCGACGGGCGATGTGCCCGATATCGTGGCGCGGCTGAAAGCCGTGCTGCCGGCGCGCTGGTTCGGCGACGACACGCCGGTGCTGGACGCCGTGCTGGCCGGGCTCGCCGCCGGCTGGTCGACGATGTACGCGCAACTCCAGGCCGCCCGCACGCAGGCGCGCGTGATGACCGCCACCGGCGGGTTTCTCGACCTGATCGCATCCGACTTCTTCGGCCCGCGCCTGCGCCGCAAACCCGGCCAGGGCGACGACGCGCTGCGCACCGCCATCGGCCTGGAACTGCGGCGCGAACGCGGCACCCGCGCCGCCCTCGCCGCCGCCCTGACCGACGCCACCGGCAACACGCCGCACATCTTCGAACCGCTCTGCCCCGCCGACACCGGCGCCTGGAACCAGGCCTGGGGCTACGGCACCTCCGGTGGCTGGGGCAGCCTCGCCCTGCCGTTCCAATGCCTGGTCACCATCCGCCGCCCCGCCGGCGGCGGCATCCCGCTGACACCCCCCTGGGGCGGCCCCGCCGGCTACGGCATCGCCGCCGCATGGGCCGATCTCTCCATGCTCCAAAGCGCGACCGCCGACTCCGACATCTACACCGCCGCCGCGGCGGTGATGCCCACGGCGGCGATCGCCTGGGTGAATATTACGAACTGAAAAAGCAAGTAAGCCGTTCTTTTTTTGAAAAAAAAGAACCAAAAAAACTTTTGTCCATTTGGCCCCCGACTGCATCCGCGCCGGGCCTGAACGGAGAAAAGTTTTTTGGGTCCCTTTTTTTCAAAAAAGGGACTGCTTGCTTACTTGCCTCCGGGCTCCGCAAAAAACGCACCGCACGAGGACCGCAATGGACCGCAGCATCGTCTATCCCGGCAGCATTCCGCTCGACACGGATCTGCTGAACACCAACCGCAACGCCATGGTGGCGTTGGGGGCGTTGATTCAGATGGTGCTGGGGCAATCCAGTGTGATCGACGGGTTGTCCGTCGGCCCGACGGCGCCGGCGTCGATGAGCATCACGGTGGGGCCGGGCAGCATCACCCAGCTGATGACGGTGGATGCTTCGGCCTATGGCTCGCTGGCCGCCGATGTGGCGGACCAGATGATGAAGATGGGCGTCAATCTGGCCGGCACGACGCTGGCGTTGGGGGCGCCTGCCGTGTCGGGTCAGTCGGTGGCGTGGCTGATCGAGGCGGGGTTCCTGGAGACGGACACCAACAACGTGGTGCTGCCGTACTACAACGCGGCGAACCCTTCGGTGGCGTTTCTCGGGCCGTCCAACACCGGCGTGGCGCAGCCGACCTTGCGGGCGCAGCGGGTGCAGATTCAGGCGCGGCAGGGCGTGCCGGCGGCCACCGGCTCGCAGCTGCCGCCGGCGGCGGATGCCGGGTGGTACGGGCTGGCGGTGGTCAATGTCGCCTACGGGCAGACGCAGGTGGTGGCGGGCAACATCGTCGGGCTGAACACCGCGCCGACGCTGCAATACAAGCTGCCGGCGCTGCGGCCGGGGTTCAGCCAGCAGAGCGTGTTCACCGCGTCCGGCACGTTCGGCGTGCCGGCGGGGGTGACGAAGGTGAAGGTGCGCGCCATCGGTGGCGGCGGCGGCGGCGGCGGCAACACGACGCAGGGCGGCGGCGGCGGCGGGGGCGGCGGCGGCTATGCCGAGGGGGTCGTGGCGGTCACGCCCGGCCAGGCCATCGCGGTCACCGTCGGCGGCGGCGGGGCCGGCGGTGTGAACAACGGCGGCTCGGCGGCGGCGAACAGCGGGGCGGCGGGCGGGGCGAGCAGCTTCGGCACGGCGCTGCTGGCGGCCGGCGGCAATGGCGGGCTGGGCAGCTTGTCGGGCGGGCAGGGCGACAGCGGCGCCGGCGGCTCGGGCGCGGGCGGCGCGATCAACATGACGGGCGGCAGCGGCAATGCCGGCTCGGCCGCCGCGGCCAGCGGCTTCGGCGGCATGGGCGGGGCGGCGGCCTCCGGCGGCGGCGGCGGGGCGGCATCCTCCGGCCTGCCGCGCGCCGGCAGCTTCCCCGGCGGCGGCGGCGGCGGCGGCGGCGGCAACACCGCGGGCGCCGCGGGGGCCGGCGGCCTGCTGATCGTGGAATGGTGAGGAGACGGCGATGAGCACGAGCACAAGCGCGATCAACCATGTCTGGCGCCCGTCCACGGCGCGCCGCGTGGTGCTGGACGGCTTCGCCCCGGTGCCACGCGGGGTGACGCAGTTCGTCCCGGCGCCGCTGTCCTGGCCGGCGAAGGACCCGTCGGACGTTCTGGACTACGAGTTCGACGTGGCCAGCGCGCTGACCGGCAACGAGGGCGACGGGATTTCCGGCATCAACGCCAGCGTGACGCCGAACGCGCCGGGCGATCTCACCATCACCTCGGTCGCCGCCGACGGCAGCATCGCGGTGTTCTGGATGGCCGGCGGACGGGCGGGCACCACTTATGTGGTCAGCGTCACCGTCACCACCACCTCCGGGCGCACGCTCGGGCGCGTGGTGCTGCTGCCGGTCCTGGCACTCGCCACCGCGACGGTCTCGGCCAGCCAGCTGACCACCAACCAGGGCGCGGTCGTCACCGACCAGCTCGGCAACCCCATCCTGCTCGGGAGCTGATCCATGCCCACACTCGACGCACTCGACGGCGCCGCGGTCTGCGCCGATTCCGACCTGGTTCTGATCAGCCAGGGCGGCATCGCCAAGCACGCCACGCGCGGCCAGCTGATCGCGACCTCCCAGCCGCTGCTGCCGCTGGCCCAGGGCCAGGTGCTCGGCCGCGCCAGCGCGGGCGTCGGCGTCCCGGAGGCGCTGCGACTCGGCCCCGGCCTGTCCGCCGCCAACGGCATGCTGGCGGTGAACGCGCCGCTGCCGGGCGACGCGGTGGCGCCGGAGGCCTATGGCGCTGTGGGCGACGGGCTGACCGACGACAGCGCCGCCTTCATCGCCGCCATCGCCTCCGGCAAACCCGTGCGGCTGGGCCCGAAGACCTACGCCATCGCGGGGCAATGGACCATCGGCACGGCGCATGCCGTGCTGCTCGGCACGCCCGGCCTGTCCGTGCTGAAGCGCATCGCCCAGACCGGCGGCGCCTTCATCAGCATCCAGGCCGACGGATTCGTGGCCGACGGCGTCACCTTCGACGCCAACCGCGCGGGCGTGGCCACCGAAGCCTGGAACGTGCTGGTCACCGCCGCCTGCCACGACGCGCATTTCCGCGCCTGCGGCTTCCTCAACGGCGCCGGCGCCTCGCTGGGCAGCGGGCTGACCATCCTGCAAGGCAGCGGCGTGCGCGCGCACACTATCGTCGACTGCACCTTCGCCAACAACGCCGCCCACGGGCTGTGGGTGCAGGCGGTGACCGGCGTGCGCATCGCCGGCTGCCTGGCGCATGACAACGCCGCCTGGGGCATCAATGTCGATTTCAACGACCCCACCTTCGCCGCCCAGGCGCGGCTGGTGCAGGTCACCGCCTGCCGCGCCTGGAACAATGTGCGCGGCATCGCGGTGGGCAATTTCAACGCCAGCAACGCCACCCCGCCGGTCTGGGGCAACGCCAATCCGGACGCCGTCGCCTTGCTGGTGGCCGGCAACATCTGCCACGACAACACGATCTACGGCATTTCCGCCGCCGGGCTCGCGGTGTCGGTGAACGGCAACCTGCTGTCCAACAACGGCACCGGCGTCACCGGCGGGGCCGGCATCCTGGCCAATGTCGCGGGCTCCGCGGTCACCGGCAACATGATCACCTCGAGCGCCACCTACGGCATCGATTGCGGCGGCTCGCAGGACTCCGAGATCGGCTTCAACCAGATCCAGGGCGGCAGCATCTACGGCATCAACTGCGGCGGCTCCACCGGCCTGCGCGTGGCGCTCAACCGCATCAAGGACTGTACCGTCTTCGCCATCTGCGCCGCCAACACCGAAGCCGACGGCCAAGGCCACCCGTTCCCGCTGGCACTCGCCAACCTGGTGATCGCCGACAACGCCATCGCCGTGCCCGCCGGCGCCGGCGGCGTCTGGCTGCGCGACGGCGGCACCGGCAGCATGATCCTGCGCAACGCCTTCACCGGGCCGATCGACCCCGCCGACGCGCTGCGCGCCGACACCGACGGCTTCGCGGTGGAAGGCAACCGCTGCAACGCCGCCCCCCGCCCGGCCTGCAACCCGGTCGCTGGCACCCTCGCCGTGCCCGACATCGCCGACGCCATTCGCATCACCCAGGCCAGCGCCCCGATCACCAGCATGCTCGGCGCCAGCGCCGCCCGCGCCGCCGGCGCCATCCGCTTCGTGCGCATCAGCAACGGCGGCAGCGGCTACACCACCGCCACGCTGGCCATCGCCGGCACCGGCACCGGCGCCGCCGCCCAGGCGGTGGTCACCGGCGGCACCATCATCGGCGCCATCGTCACATCAGGCGGCACCGGCTACGGCGCCCCCGGCCAGCCCATCGCCGTCACCGTCACCGGCGACGGCGCCGGCGCCCAAGCCGTCGCCTACGCCGGCGCCCCGCTCGCCGACGCCCGCCGCCTGACCGTCAACACCGACGTGCCCGTACGCTTCGCCGCCGCCGCGCAAACCAGCTGGCTCGGCACCGACCTCGACGTCGCCGCCCTCGGCGACATCGAATTCCTCGCCACCGCCAACACCTGGCGCGCCAGCCGCATCGCCCTCTCCGACTGGTTCGCCACCGACGGGACCGGCGGCGCCGTCCTGAAAAGCACCGCCGGCGGCGACGTCGCCCTGCACCCCAACGGCACCGGCCACGTCCGCATCACCTCCGACAACGCCCCCACCGGCATCGTCTTCGCCATGGGCCACGGCAGCCCCGACGGCGTCGTCGTGGCCCCCCCAGGCTCCGACTACCGCAACCTCGACGGCGGCCCGGGCCAGGTGCTCTGGCTCAAACGCGTCGGCGTCGATGCGTTCGGCTGGGTTGCACTCGCTTAAGGCAAGCAAGGCCAAGGGGACTTTGTCCCCCTGGACCCCCTAGCAGGGGGCCGAGCCCCCTGCACCCTCCATCTTTAGAAAACGGCCTCAGATGAGAGGGGCTACCCCGGCGGTCATATAGGCCGCGCTGGCCCCTCTCATCTGAGGCCGTTGCTTTCTTAAAAGACGCCGGGTCCAGGGGACGCTGTCCCCTGGTGGGGTCCAGGGGCAAAGCCCCTGGCCTTGCTTCCTTCCTTCCGAAGCATTCGCAAATGCGCCCCCACCGAGGGGCGCGTGAGGAGCAGGCATGCCCACTTTGGACCAACTGCCGCAGGCGCAGGATCCGCAGCCCGACGATCTCGTGGTGATCGGCCAGGACGGTGATTTGCGGGCGACGTCGGTGTCCGCGTTGTTGGATTCGACGCAGCCGAAGCTGACGTTGACCAGCGGCAAGTTGCTGGGCCGGGCGTCGCCATTGGCGGGGCCGCCGGAGCCGGTGGCCATTGGCCCGGGGTTTGTGATCCAGAACGGTGCGCTGGTGCCGGATGCGGCGTATGTGGCGTTGACCAACAGCCCGGCCTTCACCGGCACGCCGACGGCGCCGACCTTGCCGGATGCCGATACGTCGAACGCGTTGGCGACGACGGCGTTCGTGCAGAACCACACGGCGAAGGCGTCGCCCGTGAAGGCGGTGGCCGGGCGCACCGGCTACATCACCTTGACCAAGGACGATATCGGCGGCCTGGCGACGGTGGCGTCGTCGGGCGCGTATGGCGATCTCAGCGGGCGGCCGGCGGTGAGTCAGCTGAACGTGATGGATTTCGCGGGCGCCGTGGCGGACGGCGTGACCAACACGGTGGCGGCGCTGAATGCGGCGATCCTGGCGTGTTCGCAGGCCGGCGGCGGTGTGGTGTTCGTGCCGCCCGGCACGTATCGGATCGACCTGTCGGTGGACTGGGTGCGGCCGCAATCCAATGTGGTGCTGCGCGGGGCGGGCAAGGGGCGGACCATCCTGAAGATGGATGACGCCGCGGCCAGTCCGGTGACGCAGGGCATGTCCAACATGGCGCATGTCGGCGGCAATTTTCCGCTGTTGCAGAATTTCCGCCTGGAGGGCGTCACCTTGCAGGGCAGCCGCCCGCGTGGGCTGGCGGTGCCGGGCAACAACGTGTTCGCCTACACCGCGCGGGCGCATCTGCTGTCGCTGTCGAATTTCGAGGATGTCGAGATCATCGACTGCGAGTTCCTCGACGCCAGCGGCTTCGGCATGATCCTCTACAGCGGCAAGCGGGCGACCATCCGCGGCAACCGCGTGGCGCGGTCCACCGCGGACAGCATCGCCGCCTGGACGGTGCGGGACATGCTGATCACGCAGAACCGCGTGGAGATGTCCGGCGACGACTCGATCTCCTGCCACACCAACGACAATTCGGGCGCGATGGACCCGGCGCCGCTGCGCTCGGGGATCATCATCACCGACAATCTGATCACCGACGGTCCCGGCATTTCGGTGACGGGCGCGAAGATCGTCACCATCGAGGGCAACGTCATCCGCCGGCCCTGGGGCAAGGGCATCGCCTGCGGCTTCGACTCGTTCTACCTGCAGGGCGACACGCCGAACATCGCGGTGTCCATCCGCGGCAACACGATCACCGATCTGATCACCGGCGCCGGCTGGAACCCCTACAACGTCACGTCCTACTACATCGATGTCGGCGGCTCCTCGCGCCAGGCCGGCACCGGCGCTTCGGCGCCGGGCATGCCGGTCCAGCCCTCCGGCAGCTTCACCGCGCTGTTCGGCACCACGACGGGCGCGTTCTACGCCAACGCGCAGGCCAACGTGATCAACGCGACGGCGACGCCGGCGCGCAGCGTGCCGTCCCCGGGCGGCTACTGGGTGCGCATCGAGGACAACACGCTGGTCCGCACGCTGCCGTCGGTCACCACCTGGTCGAGCTGGGGCCACGGCACGGCGCTGGAGGCCGGCGCGTTCGGCGCGTTCAACGGCGCGGTGACGGAGGCGATGCTGCAGCAGACCGGCATCCATCTCTACGGCTCGCTGCGCAACTCGCTGGTGCGCGGCAACGTCATCCAGACCACCGGGCGCTACGGCATCGCCTTCGACAGCAACGCGGTGGACGGCGATTTCGACGGGCTGCGCATCGAGGACAACTCGATCGCCGACTACAACACGTCCGGCATCAACTGGCCGACGGTGGCGCAGGTCAACACGCGGATCATCGTCAAGGGCAACGTGTTCGACGGCGACCCGTATTTCCGCAGCGCGACCCGCAATGTCGACGGCACCTGGCAGAACCCGCCGCTGCACTGGGGCATCGCCATCGGCTTCCTCAACGGCATGGAGATCGAGGGCAACCATTTCGTCAATCTGGGCATGCCGATCAGCGACCAGGGGCCGGGCGTGTCGCGCAACGCGCGGGGCAACATCGTGCATTGCAACCCGGTCGCCATCGGCTGGGCTGCGGGCAATGCGGGCGTCGGCACCGTGCCGCAGGCCAGCGCGTCGTTCACGCATACGATCGAGGGCTGCGATCCCAGGGCCGCCAATTTCGGCCGGCTGCTGAGCCCGACGCTGTACCAGTCCGCCGCGATGCCGGCGACGGGCACCTATGTGCAGGGGCATTTCGTCGCCAACACGCAGGCGGTGCCGACCGGCAACTACGCCGCCGGCAAGGCACCGATCAAGCTGGGCTGGCAGCGCCTGACCACCGGCTCGGCGAACGTGCCCAGCACGGACTGGCAGGAGATCTGGTCGGCGCCGATCAACAACGGCAACGTCGTGGTCGGTTCCAGCGGCATGCTGGACATGCGCGGCGGCGACGGCTCGTCGCTGTTCTACTGGTCGCAGTCCGACCTGTCCTACAACATCTTCGGCCTCGGCGGGGTCAATGGCGGAAGCCTGCTGCGGCTGGGGCTGGACGGTTCGCTGAAGCTCGGCGGCCAGCTCGCGGCGACGCAGAACTACACGGTGACGCTGCTCACCGCGCCGCCGCCGATCGGCACGGCGACGCCGGGCATCGGCGCGTTCAGCACGCTGAGCGTCGGCGGCTCGGCGGTGGAGAGCCAGGCCAACAAGGGCGTGGCGGGCGGCTATGCCGGACTGGATTCCACCGGCAAGGTGCCGACGGCGCAGTTGCCGGCGGCGGTGCTGGGCGCGCTGAGCTATCAGGGCGCCTGGAACGCGGCGACCAACACGCCGGCGCTGGCCAGCGGTGTGGGCACCAAGGGGTTCTACTACACGGTGGCCACCGCCGGCGCGACGGTGCTCAACGGCATCGGCCAGTGGAATGTCGGCGACCATGTCAGCTTCAACGGCACGGCCTGGGAGAAGTTCGACGGCGTTGCCAGCGAGGTGATCTCGGTCGCCGGGCGGACCGGGGCGGTGACGCTGTCCAGCGCCGATGTGTCGGGGCTGGCGGCGTCGGCGACCATCGATGCCACCAATGCCGCGAACATCAGCAGCGGCACGCTGGCCATCGCGCGGCTGCCGGTGGCGACCGGCGGCGCGCTGGGGATCATGCAGGCCGGGGCCGGCTTGTCGGTGAGTGCCGGCACGGTCTCGGCCAACGTCACGACGGTGGCGGGGCGGACGGGGGCGGTGGTGCTGGCGGCGTCGGATGTGGCCGGGCTTGCCGCCTCGGCGACGACGGACACCACCAACGCGGCGAATATCGGCTTCGGCACGCTGCCGGCCGCGCGCCTTCCGGTGGCGACCACGCTGTCGGTCGGCGGCGTGCAGGTGGGTGCCGGGCTGACGGTGGCCGCCGGCACGGTCTCGGCGAATGTCCAGTCGGTTGCCGGGCGCACCGGCGCGGTGACGCTGGGCACCGCCGATGTGGCGGGCCTCGCCGGCATGGCGGGTCAGGCGCCGGGGGCGGTCGCCATCACTGGCGGCGCCATCAACGGCACCACGATCGGCGCCGGTACGCCCGCCGGCGGCGCGTTCAGCACGCTGAGCGTCGCGGGCAGCGCGGTGGAGAGCCAGGCCAACAAGGGCGTGGCCAACGGCTATGCCGGGCTGGACGCCACCGGCCGCGTGCCGACCGCCCAGCTGCCCGCCAGCGTGCAGGGCGCGCTGAACTACCAGGGCGGCTGGAACGCCGCCACCAACACGCCGGCCCTGGCCAGCGGCGTGGGCAGCAAGGGGTTCTACTACACCGTCTCCACCCCGGGTGGCACGACGCTGGACGGCACCAGCCAGTGGAACGCCGGCGATCATGTGACGTTCAACGGCACGGCCTGGGAGAAGTTCGACGGGCTGTCGAGCGAGGTGCTGTCGGTCGCCGGGCGGACGGGCGCGGTGACGCTCACGGCCGCCGATATCGGCGGGCTGGCGGCCTCGGCGACGCTGGATGCGACGAATGCGTCGAACATCACCATCGGCACGCTGGCCGCCGCGCGCCATCCGGTGGCGAGCGCGGTGAGCCAGGGCATCATGCAGGTCGGCAGCGGGCTGTCGGTTGCCGCCGGCACGGTGTCCGCCAACGTCACCTCGGTGGCCGGCCGCACCGGCGCGGTGACGCTGGCCGCCGCCGACGTCTCCGGCCTGGCCCCATCGGCGACGACGGACACCACCAACGCCGCCAACATCGCCAGCGGCACCCTGCCGGTGGCCCGCCTGCCGCTCGCGACCGCAACCACCGTAGGCGGCATG